TTTCTATGAGCGAGGATAAAAAACACGCTTTGGCTGGGCTGATTCTTATCAGCCTGCTTTTCCTTTCACCGTGGATTGAGGTATTGCTATGAATATATTTTATCTACACAGCGACCCCGCTAGATGCGCTCAGCAGCACTGTGACAAGCACGTAGTCAAGATGATACTGGAGTATGCCCAGCTGCTTTCGACGGCTCACAGGGTCTGTGACGGCTCTGTGTACTATGAGCCAGCACGACGCTCTGGTCGCATGGTCAAGCGCTACTATCTAGACGACGACAGAGGTGAGAGGCTGTATCAGGCGACTCACGTCAATCACCCGTCAGCAGTGTGGGCTAGGGAGAGCGCAGCCAACTACTTCTGGCTGTTCAACCTGTTCGACTGTCTGCTAGACGAGTACACACACAGGTACGGCAAGACGCACAAGTGTGCCGAGCTGAAGGAACACCTATGGGAACCGCCTAACAACATACCGATGGGTGACTTTACACCCCCGACGCTGGCTATGCCTGACGAGCACAAAGCAGTCTCCGACTGTGCCATAACCTGCTATCGGGACTACTACCACACTAAAGACTTCGCCAAATGGACTAGTAGAAAAGTCCCTGAATGGTGGAAATTGAGGACTGCATGAGATTCCTAACTATCGCACTGCTGCTGACTCTCGCATCTTGCCGAGGGTTCAGCGGCGTTCCCAGTAACCTGATCGACGACCCTGAGGTGTTCTATTGTCCTGTGGGGGAGTTCGCTTATTGTGAGGGCAAGGCAATCGACGCCCTGCGCTGTGAGTGTATCGACAGAAGACTACAGCGGACAGTTCTTGAAAGGCTGTCCTGATTTACAAACTTGACAAAAGGTGATATAATGTTTATATGGGATATTTCGTTCAGGAACGGCTTCGGCGTTGACTTGTCATTAGTCAATGAAACCGGAGTCTGCGAAACTCCTGACGATGAAATGATACTGGCTGAGATCAGTGTGTTTCAGCTGCTTCTGCCTTTCATCGGCATAAAGATGGGATCAATGCAAATTATAGAGGTGATTGATGACTGAGGAAAATTATGTAGATTTAGCTCTGACAGTTGCAGGGTTTTATTTAACGTTAAAAGCTGTGTCTATGTTTTTACTTTGAGAGGTAGATTATGAGCGATATTGTACAGGCCCATCAGGCCTGCTCTGACTGTGGCAGCAGCGATGCTCTCTCGATCAACAGGAACGGGAGCACGTATTGTCACAGTTGTAACCAATACACACCACCACAGGAGGCTCAGATAGCTCCTGTAGCCCCTCAGAAGCCCTCTAAGAGCGTTTCTAGCTTCGAGAGTATCCTAGCTAGCCTTCGCTCTGGCGTCGCTCACAGCGTCCCTGAGAGAGGCCTGAGTGCTGCCTCGTTACGACACTTCGGAGTCGTGATCGAAGACGGTAAGGTAATCTACCCTTACTACAACGACGACAAGGAGCTGAAGGCTGCAAAGATAAGATACCCTGACAAGCGCTTTCAGACCTCTGGCGAGTGGGCCAGTACAGGACTATTCGGTCAGCATCTGTTCAACACAGGCGGCAAGTTTGTCACTGTGGTCGAGGGCGAATATGACGCCCTAGCGGCCTTCCAGTTGAGCGGTAGTCAGTACCCAGTGGTCAGCATCAGGAACGGTGCTAGCGGCGCTCTGAAGGACTGTAAGGCGTCCTACGAGTGGCTGGATAGCTTCGAGACTATCGTGATCTGCTTCGACGCTGACGAGGTCGGACAGAAGGCAGCTGTCGAGGTTGCTAATCTGTTCTCTGGCAAGTCTAAGATTATGAAGCATCGCGGTGACTACAAGGACGCCTGTGACTATCTCGCAGCTAATGACTACGAGGGATTCAAGAAGGCTTTCTGGCAGGCTGAGAAGTTCGTACCTGATGGCATCATCTCAGGCAAGGCTCTGTGGGAGGACGTCAACAAGCCTATGGAGAGGGCCGAGGTGGTCTATCCGTTTGCTGGTGTCAATTCACTGACCTACGGCATCAGGCAGGCTGAGCTTGTCACTGTTACTGCTGGGTCTGGTCTGGGCAAGAGTCAGTTCATGCGTGAGGTTGTGTATCATGTACTCAACAACACGGACAGCAACATCGGCTTACTGTTCTTAGAGGAGTCTGTGCGTAAGACTGCTCTGTCGTTGATGTCGCTGTACGCCAACAAGCCCCTACACTTACCGACTACGGTATCGACTGAGGAGGAGCGTAAGGCTGCTTTCGACGCTGTGCTTGGTAGTGATCGGATGTTTATGTTCGACCACTTCGGCAGCACAGACGTGGACAACATCGTGTCACGTGTTCGATACATGGCTAAGGCTCTCGACTGTCGCTACGTGTTCCTAGATCACGTCTCGATAGTTGTGTCGGCTCAGTCGCATCTGGACGAGCGTAAGGCGCTTGACGAGATAATGACCAAGCTGAGGATGGTGGTACAGGAGACAGGCATCGCTCTGTTTGTTGTGTCGCATCTGAAGCGTCCTGAGAAGAAGGGACACGAAGAGGGTGCTGCTACGTCTCTGGCTCAGCTCAGAGGCTCTGGCAGCATCGCACAGCTGTCTGACATCGTCATCGGTCTGGAGCGTAATGGTCAGGCTGACGACGTTACCGAACGTAACACTACGAAGGTGAGGATACTGAAGAACCGATTCTCTGGAGAGACGGGCTGGTGCTCTGACCTACTATTCACTAAAGATACTGGACGCATGACTGAGTGCATCCTACCAAACGAGGAGACGCTGTAATGAGATGTAAGGCGTGTAATGCTCAGCTGAGCGACAAAGAGATGACGACCCGTGACAGACTCACTGGGGATTTTGTAGAACTGTGTGGCTACTGCTTTTTCATTAGCGAGGAAGCTATGCTAGACGATGATCAAGCCGACGATGATTATGTGTCGGAAAGGAGCGCCTATGAAGATAGCGACTATTGACATCGAGACGACCACGACACTGGACACCATCTGGTGCTGTGGGATTCATTATCACGATGGAGGTAGTATTATTGCAACGACCCCTGAGGCTTTTACCGCAGCTATGGAAGGTGTTGATACGGTTGTGACCTATAACGGTATATCGTTCGACATCCCGCTACTACAGGCTCTCTGGGGCATCTCGTTCGACGGCATCGGGATCATCGACGCTATGGTGATGTCTAGGCTGTACAATCCGAGCTTGGAAGGCGGTCATAGTCTACGTGCTTGGGGTGACAGGCTTAACTGGCCGAAGGGCGACTTCACGGACTACGATGGTGGTTACTGTGAGGAGATGGCTTTGTACTGTCAGCGTGACGTCGAGTTGACTACGAAGGTCTACTACGAAGTCAAGAAGCTGCTGGAGGAGGATGGCTTCAGTCAGGACAGTGTGGACTTGGAACACGCTGTGACTACTGAGCTGGCTCTACAGGAGCGTAACGGCTTCAAGATAGACCTAGCACACGCTAACCAGCTCTACTCTACTCTGACTCACAGGATGCGTCAGATCGAGGACGAGCTACAGTCTAAGTTTCCTCCTATCGTGACTGAGAGGTGGTCTGAGAAGACAGGTAAGCAGTTGAAAGACTCTGTCGAGGTGTTCAACGTAGGCTCACGTCAGCAGATAGTCAAACGACTGTCGGGCGCTGGTGTACGCTTCACTGAGAAGACTGAGGCAGGACAGTACAAGGTAGATGAGACAGTGCTGGGTGCTATAGATCATCCAGACGCTCAGTTAGTCGCTGAGTACCTGATCGTCCAGAAGAGAGCCTCACAGGTCTCTAGCTGGCTGGAAGCAGTCGGTGAGGATGGTAGGGTACACGGGCGGGTAATCAGCTCAGGAGCCGCTACAGGGCGTATGACGCACATTGCTCCTAATATGGCTCAGATACCTTCAGTCAGAAAGGTCTACGACGGTATGTCACACATTGACAGAGTCAAGGCTGAGTATGGAGCAGCATGCCGAGCGTGCTGGACTGTCGAGGAAGGTAACAAGCTGGTCGGTGTGGACGCTAGCGGTCTGGAGCTTAGGATGCTCGCCCATTACATGAAGGACAGTGACTACGTCAGCACGATCCTTGATGGCGACATCCACAGCGAGAACCAGAAGGCTGCTGGACTAGACACCAGAGACCAAGCTAAGACCTTCATCTACGCTTTCTTGTATGGCGCTGGAGACGCTAAGATAGGCTCCATCGCAGGCAAGGGAGCAACACATGGTAAGAAGTTGAAGCGTGACTTCCTGAACAACGTACCCTCACTCAAGGCTCTCAAGGACTTGGTCGAGAACATTGCCGACAAGAGCGGCTCTCTGCCTAGTCTGGACGGTCGTAGGATACGTATCAGGAAAGCATACTCTGCTCTTAACTTCCTACTGCAAGGCGGTGGCGCGGTTCTGATGAAGAAGGCGCTGCTAATTGGAGTCAAGACACTACGTAGTAACGACATCCCATTCAAGATTGTCGCTAACGTACACGACGAGGTGCAGGTGGAAACACCACAACACTTCGCCAAAGCTGTCGGCATCCACTTCAGAAACGCCATCAGGGCGGCTGGTGAGGAGCTGGGGCTGAGGTGTCCTATGGACGGTGAGTACAAGATCGGTGACAACTGGAGTGAGACTCATTAGTGCTTGACAATATTTGAAAGTGTGGTATAATATACTTATAAAGGGGTAAAGTTATTTACTTTTTTATGTTAACTATAGTCTATAAGGAGATTGTTATATGACTACTAATGTTAAACCTATTGCTATTAACGCTACTGTCTACTGGGCTAACTTGCAGACAAAGAATGAGTTGTCTAACAAGTACCAAGTTGATCTTGGTGGGTTGTCTCCAGCAGCAGTACAGGCTCTTGAAGAGCGTGGACTGACTGTTAAGAACAAGCAGGACGAGCGTGGTGACTTCATCACTGTGAAGTCCAATAACCCAATCAAGGCCTACGACACTCATGGGGAGGAGATCGGAGCCTTAGTCGGCAACGACTCTAAGGCTAAGGCTGTCGTAGGACACTACGATTGGTCGTTCCAGACTCGCAAGGGTCGAAGCCCATCGCTACTCAAGATGGTCGTAACTGACCTGAACGTGTACGAGCCAAGCTCAGGAGGAGCTGAGTACGACATGGAGGCAGCTCTCTAATGCTGCTGATCGACGGCGACATCATTGCCTACCGCATCGCCGCCGCCTGTGAGGAAGAGACAGACATCTCTTTTGCGCTTCAGTCCTGTAGCACTTTTGTTGCAGGGCTGTTGCTCACTTACGAGGGGTTTGGTTTTGATTATCAAATCTATCTAACAGGTAAAGGTAACTTTAGGAATGACGTGGCTGTCACTGCTCCTTACAAAGGAAACCGAACCAAGCCTAAGCCCAAGTATCTGCCAGATGTTAGACAGTATCTGATAGACACTTGGGGTGCTTTGGTGACAGAGGGTGAGGAGGCTGACGATGCAATAGCTATCGCGGCTTCCGAGGCCTCAAGCATGAGAAACCTTCTGCCTGTCATTGTCAGCATCGACAAGGACTTCGATCAAGTGGAAGGTACGCATTATAACTTTGTGAGGAACGAGGAGTACTACATAACCGAAGAGGAAGGCTTGAAGAATTTCTACAAGCAAATCCTGACAGGTGACGCTATCGACAACATTATCGGAGTTGAGGGTGTTGGCTCAGCAGGCGCTGAGGAGCTGATAGGAGGCTGTCGTAAGGAATCGGATATGTGGGACATTTGCGTAGACCAACTGGGCCGTGACAGGGCGCTAGAGAATGCTAGGCTAGTCTGGCTCAGGAGGTTTGCAGGACAGCTGTGGTCTCCTCCTGATGAGAGGAGCAATGAGGAGGTGTGGTATGCCGAGACAACGAGTACCACGCACTAGGGCAGGAGGGACGTGGAC